GAACAGGTTCGGCGAAGGCCGGCTGTACAGCGTCGTCGGCCCTACGCGCAGCGGCTTCCAGGTCTTCAACGAACCAGCCCGGCAGGGCCTGGTCGGCGTCCTCCAAGCCAAACTTGGCCAGCAGCCACTCGCGCAGGCGGCGCATCGCGCCGGCCACCGGCCAAGCGGGGGCATCGGCGAACTCGACCGGTTCCTGGAAGGCAACGCAGTCGTCGGCGTCGTCCGCGAAGGCCGGGTCATCCAGACCCTTGACGGCCGGCGGCTGGGCGCCGAGGAAACCAACATGGCGCAAATACCAGACACCAGGCGCCGGATTGTTGGGGGAATCAGGGCGGTAGAACTTGGCCGATACCTTCCCGTAGCGGCGCTTGCCGACCTGCTCTGCGAAGGCGGGTTCGACATCGCGGGGGGCCGCAAACAGGCCACGCGCGTTGGCGGCGAGCGACAGCACCCAGCCTTGCGCCGGGTCGTCGGTCTTCGGATGGCCAACCACCAGAGGGGCTTCGTGCAACTTGGGGTTGTAGGCCCCAGCGGTTGCCGCGAGGTCAGCCTCGGTGAACTCGATCGCCTCGCCAGCCATCGTGGTGTGGCTGCCCGGCTTGAAGATGTGCAGGAGGTTCGCTTTCATATCGCCATGTTGGATGGCGAGCGAACACGGGTCTTTTAAACGGGTTTAGAAGCTGATCCGCAGCCAGCCGCCGAAATGGCACGCACGAAAGAGAAGACGAGCGTCCGAGCGGGCATTTGCGGCGCTTTATAAAGCGTTCGAAACAGGACGGCTAAGGAAACACCTGTAATTGCCACGTGGGGCGCCTGTGTCGCCCCAGTTTCGATCGACGCGAGTTCCGTTCAACTGCAGCGCCGAAGCTCGATGACGCACCGTGTCACTGAGCCGCCGCACGCCGTAGGTGTTCCATTGCCGTTCTCAAGAGAGCGCCTTCTGCTTCGGGCTGCAGCTCGAAACTGGCGGTGAATGGCAAGTACGGTCTGGCCGGAATGGTGACCTTCAGGCCGCGCCCGGCTTTGCCGCCAAGCTGCTGGATTCTGGCCTGGGGACGTGCGGCGCCGATCATGGTGAAATCGTCGCCGAACTGCGAATGAACCGATCCGGCCAACAGTCCCGAGTCTTGAAGGATCTTTATGTCGCCCGAGGCACGCCGGCCCGGTTTCCGTGACTTGTCGTTTTGCGTGTGCGCCTTTGAACGTCCTAACCGGGCGCGGACAGTCCTCTCGGACAGTTCTGGCCATTTCGGACGCCCCTCTGCAGCGAGGTTGTCTTCGGTCTGCTCCTCGAGGACAGCGGCCATGTCGCGCATGGCCAGGCGCGGCCGGCGCGAAAAGCGGCCGATGCCGCCCATTGCCCGGCGGAACTGCTCGTCACCGACGATGACGGCTTGAAACTGCTCGCTCATTTCGTGTTCCCCTTGCGGTACTGCTCGACGAGGTCGGCATCGTAGCGTTCCAGTACCGGTGTCCAGGTCGAGCCGGGCGAATGACTCCAGCCAGGATCGACTTGAACGTACTGCCTCAGCTGCCTGGGGTAACCAGGCGATGTCAGCATGTAGCGAGCCACCTGGGTGGTGCCGGCGTCCGGGTTGGTTTTCGACAACGCTACCTCAACCTGGTCAAGCCGACCGGCACTGCTGGACAGGGGCGTTTGTCCTGGGCCGCTGCCTACCCGGTCCGCCGAAAGCGTGCGAACCCGGCATCGGCAGCGATAACCGTTCGGCGGATAGAACGCGCCGTAGAACGGGTCGTCGTAGCGGAAAACCCGGCCATGCAGGACCCGGTGCTGTGTCCGGGTCCGGCTGTCCATCACTGCGACGTACATCCAGTACGGACGCTCCGAAGCGTTCTCCAGTTGGCGAGCTCGGCGCCCGGCCATGAACGCCGATTGCAGGTTGACGTCGTAGATCAGTTTCAGGCGCCAGGGACTGCCGTACCGTACCGGCACCGTGGTTCCTGGGTACGTCTTGAGGATTTCCCCCGTCTGTCGGTCGATGGCTTTGCCCCACCAGCCTTTGGCCTGAAGGATCGGCGTCAGTTTCTTCTTGAACTCGGGAAACGCGACGTCCCCATCCATCGCCTGCTTCAACTCGTCCCGGATCGCCTGCAGCACGTCGAGCCGGCCGACGTTGGCAACAGTGAAGACCTTGCCGTGGATTTCGCCCAACAGGTCATACCAGTTCTCGCTGACCTGCAGGCCCTTCTGCTTGAAGTAGGCGACCGCCTCGGCCGGCGGCAGGCTCATGGCGTAGAGAAGGTCGAAACCTTGGTCAGTCGTCGGCATTGGCGCGCCCCCAAAGCTCGGCCACGAACATGGCGCGGGCCAGCGCCTCTTCGAGCGCCTGGGTGTCGAGCTTCGGATACAGCGTGGCGAGCTTCTCCATCGCCTCGGCGTAGTCCGCTGAGTCGTCGATGAGCTGGATCACCGGACGGACCAGCGCCGCCGCCTGAACCTGCATCTGATCGCCGGCCAGGCGTTCCAGCGCGGCATCCAAGGCGTCCTGGTCAGGAAACGTGTCGTCGCCTTCGGCAAAGGCCGGGTCGGCCGTGCGTGCTGTGCCTGCCGGCGGTTCGTCGGCCAGGTCGCCTTCCTGCAGATCGTAGGCGCGGGTGAAGTAGGCTTTGGTGAACTTGGCGCCGGACTCGGTCAGCATTTTGTCCCGCTTGGCCTGCACCTCATCGACTTCTTTCTGCTCCCACATCTGGAAAGTCGGTGCTACGCCATCGCCGAAGTTCAGGTTGTGAGCCCAGCGGATCAGCTGATTGAAGGTGGCCTCGACGATGCCCTTGTCGGAATCGCGGATGTCTCGAGTCACCTCCAGGCCAGCCTGCGCGCTCGCCCGCGTCGAATCCGCTTCGCTGGTCTGATTCTGACCGAGCAGGGCGATGTTGACTTCCGACCGGCAGAACATCAGCAGGCGCTCGAACACGTTGGCCGAACCGCCCTTGCCGGATGCCTCGACGATTTCGACGCTGGAATCGTCAGGGATCACCGCTACCGCATCCTGGATCATCTCGCCGAGCTGTTCCAGAAACTCATCTGTTTCGTGGACGGGCGTGCTGCGCGGGTGTTTCCCGACGAGCCACGGCGTGCCGTACTTCTCCGAGAACTGCACCCAAAAGGTCAGTCCGCCCTTTTTGAACGTGGTCGGCCAGAAGCACATGGACAGATCAGGGAAGCCGTAGGGATTGTCGTAACTGGCATCCTGGCGTGGCAGAAGAAACTTGCGCTCGGGCAGCAGTTCGCCTTCGATCGGCGATTCCTTGGTCTTCAGGCGCAGCCGGTTCTCGTTGTCGAAGTGGAACCATTCGGCGGGTTTCCCGATCACGTCGACCGGCAGCAGAAAACCGCCAACCTTGCCCCAGACCACCTCCATCGGCTGGTAACCGTAGAGCGTGGCGTCGAGGATTTCCGAGATGATCCGGTTCAGGTCCAGGTCGGCGAAAACGCTCTCGATGGTCGATACGGCGCGGCTCTTGGCCTTGCCCTTGTCGATTCCCCATTCCAGGGCTTTGACCGCACCCTTGCGGCGCCGGATGTTGCCGCCAACCTGTGGCTCGGTGCGCAGTTCCCGATAGACCTGGATGCTCTTTCCCAGGGCCTTCAGCACCGGGTCAGGATTGGGTAACAACATGCCCAACGAGAGGAAATTGGGACGTCGGTCACGGGTCGCAATCTGCGACGTCATGGTCGTCGAACTCGCCTCGCCGAAGGCAACAAACTCGGTTGGGCTGACATAGAGTCCATTGGTGCGTTTCATCGGTACCCCTTGGTCATGGACAGGGATTTACGGCGACCTTTCGATCTGACGGTCACCGGTCCTTTGTTGATCTCCCGGCTGGCGAAGTACGCCAGCGCCACCGCCACCGCCGCATCGCCGTGGCGCTTGCCCTTGTCTTCTCCCGTCGAGCGCGTGTCCGGAACGCGCGGCACGCCCTTGATCACCTGGACGGAGCGCAGGTCGGCCAGCACGTCGGCGTCGCGCGGCAGCCCGTCGAGCGTGCCGTCCTCGAGGGCGGCCTTGACCGGTGGCATGTGCTCGCGGTACCAGCCTTCGGACAGCATCACCTGCTGGATGCGGGAAGCGCCGTAGCGCTGCATGGCCACCTCGGCCAGGAACTGGCCGTTGCCGCGCGCGTCGAACGCGCCGCCCATGAAGCGCGGCAGGCGGTCGAGCAGGTAGAAGCACACCTGTTCCTGCTGTCGGAACGGCACGTTGCGTAGTTCGATCGTGAAGGGCACGCGGCGCACCAGGCTCTGCGTCTGGATCAGCGGCACATGCACGGTCAGGTCGCCGGTGCGCCCGAAGTCCTCGCCGTTGAACGAGATGGCATCGGCCGGCAAGGCGACCAGTAGCGGCGCCAGGTGCTCTTCCAGCCAGTCGCGGCACTCGGCGGCGCGGATGTGGTCGGGCAGCAGCTCGAAGCCGGGCTTGCATTCCCAGCGCAGCACCGGCGTGTCGGCCGACATGCGCGATTCGATCAGCGCGCGGGACAGCCAGGCGCCGCCGCTGTTCTTCGGAATGCAGCCGTACTCTTCCTCGGCGCTCTCCTGGTTCGGCGCATTCTTGTACAGATCGTCGCGCCACTTCTTCTCGGCCTCTGGCGACCAGGTCTGGCCGGTGACATAGCAGATGCGCCTGTAGAGACCGTCGGCAATCGCATCGTCCAGCGTGATGCGGTGGACGCTGTAGTCCTTTTTGCCGGCGCGGGCCTCCGTGATGTACTCGTTGAAGAGGTTCTCGACGCCGTTGTGCGTACTGATCAGCCGCACCTTGTTGCCCCACATGGTCAGCGCCAGCGCGGCCTTGAGCAGCTCTTCCAGGCGTTCATGGAAGGCGGCCTCGTCGATGACCACGTCGCCCTGCAGGCCGCGCAGGTTGGACGGGCGGCTCGACAGCGCCTGAATCTTGAAGCCTGATTTCGGGAAGCGGATCATGTAGGCGAGGATTTCTTCCTGCTTGCCCTCATCCCAGAAGGTCTGTTCAAAGACGTCGGCTTGCGCCAGCTCGTTGAACGCCTTGGCGAACAGCGCGCAGGCGGCGATGTACTCGAGCGCCATTTCCTTCTTGCTGCCGACGTAGAAGGTATTGCAGCCCTGGCGGCGGCGCGGCCGGGCGGCCTTCACCACGTTGCGGCCGGCCTCGGCCCAGGTGATCCCCGTGCGGCGCGACTTCTCCGCGAACATGATCTTGGACTCGTCCTCGAACCAGCGCTGCTGGTACGGCAGGAACACCGGCTCGTCGGCGGGAATGGCATCGGCCACTTCCTGGGGAACGACCACGCCGGCCAGTTCCATCTCTTCGGCGAGGTCGATCTTGCGCGGCCGGCCGAGCGGCTTGAGGGCGACTTCCTGCGTCTGCGCCATCACGCTTTGCCCAGCAAGATGCGACGGATGCGGTTCTCCATCTGCTCGCTCATGCCATCCGAGCCGCGCAGCTCCTGCAGCTTCTCTTCCTGTTCGGCGAGCAGCTTGTCGCGTGCCTCACGCTCGATGCGTGCCTGCTCTTCCAGACGGAACTTCTTCTGATTGACCGACGCACGCGCCAGGGTGGCAATGTTCTTGGCCGCCGACGATAACAGGCCGATACGGTCAGCTGGGTCTAGTTCTTCGTCTCCAGCTTCCTGCAGGTTGATGATCGACTCGAATAGCTCGGTCTGTACCAGGGCAATCACTGCCTCGGAACGTGCGTCCTGATCGTCGGACGCGCCCTCAGTCAGCAGACGTGCCGCTTCGGTACTCGCCTTGATTGCGGCAAAGCGCCGCTCGATTTTCTGGCCATATCGGTGGATCGCCGATTTGCTGATGGCGTAGCCGCGCTCGCGCATCATCTCCTCGAGTGCCTGGTAGCCGCTAAAGTTGGCGTCGGCAAGCGCCCGCTCCAGCCAGCGGCGTACGTCGTTGGGCAGTCCGTCAATGGTCGAGCGGCGCGGCATCAGCTGTCAGCCCAATACTTGACCGGCCGAGCGATACCCGGCGCGCAGTCGATCGTGTATTCGGCGATATCAACGCCGTAACGCGCCAAGTCGGCGAACCAGGCACCGCCAGGCGTCTTGTTCAGTTCGACCAACCTGCGGTCGGCCAGGTAATCGAGCTCGCGCCGGACCTCCAGCGCCGTGGTGTCCGGGTAGATGGCGCGCATCACCTCGAGCAGGAACTGCTCGCTGCTGGTGTGCGGTCGGGCTTTGTCCAGGGTACTGATCAGGTTCCAGCGCATGGATTCGCGCCGGACCTTAGCTTGGTCAACCATGGGTTGCTCCCTTCATTTGAACAACTTCGAGTTTGTTGTAGAGCGCGTCCAGCTTCGCCTCGATCACGGTCTGGCCGCGCACGTAGTCTTCGCGGCGGACGTACTGCAGTGGCAGGTCGGCCTGGAAGCGCAAAAAGTCACGTTCCAGCGCCGACCAGCCTTCGGCCTCCCGGCGGTTCTGCTCGATCGCCGCGCCAAAGCGTTCATCCCAGTGTTTGCTCGCTTGTTCGCGTGCACTTTCCATTGCTTCGAAGCGCTGAGCTAGCCGCTGATCGACTTGAGCGAGAAGCATCCGACCGGCGACAAATGCGAACGACAGAAAGGCCAGTAACAGCCCGATCATGAACGTCAGCAACTGCCAGAATTCGACTTGTACGGTCATTGCGCGTCGCCTCCCTGGTACCAGTCAATCAGCGCGCCAAGTCGGCCGCGGCAGACGTCGTACTGGCGTCGGGCGCCGTCGATCCAGCCGGCGACGTCGGTATCGCTGGCAGAGGCTCCATCCGTTGCATCAGTCCCGCCGGTGGTTGCGGGCAGGACTGCAGAGAAATCTCGTTCGGTGGGTTCGTTGAGCAGCCGCACAGTGCCAGCATTGAGGCAAGGGCGGCCAGTCGTAAGGCGTTTGAGTTCACGTGCATGCTCCAGGGCTTGGGTTTTGCGGGCGGCCTCGGCAGTGGCCAGGCGCGATTCAAGGGCGTCGCCACGCGCTTGCGCTGCCTTGAATCGTGCGAGCGCGGCGGCTGTCGCTTGGTTTTCTCGGTCGGCGATGTCGCGCCGCAGTCCAGACAAGGCGGCATCGCCCTCTGCCTTCGCGAGGCGGTGGCCGAGGGCGAAACCGGCAGCGCCGGAAAGCACGGCAGCGATCAAGGACAGCGCGACGGCGACCAACAGCGCGTTCAGACGCGTGGTGATGACGGGGGTATCAAGCATGGCGGGATCTCCGGCGATTGTGGTGTTTGTGCGCGAGGCGCTTGGCGGCGCGCACGCCAGAGATGCGTCCTTGTCGGATCAAGGGCACCGGCGCGAACCCGGCCGGCAGAGAAAGCCTCGGCGAGAATTCCAGCAGCCAGAACAGATAGCGGATCATGCGCAGACCCCCTGTGCAAAACCGGCGGCGACATAGCGCGGCTGGTGGCGGTGGATGATCCAGCGCGGATACAGCCGCGAATACTCGAAGTTCTTGGCAGACTGTCCGGTGGCAATGTGTTCGGTGACGCCGAACCAGATCTCGGGTTGCGGCGATCGGGCTTGCGCCCGCAGGACATAGCCGACACCCGCGTTGTATCCCTTGAGCGCGGCCCCCATCCGCTGGCAGGCATCGGCGCCGCGCACCGAGTCGTACAGGTGCCGGTCGTAGCGCGTCAGCGCGCGCATGGCCCACGCTGGGTTGTAGGGGTCGGCACTCCCCAGCGCGGGGTAGCGGCCGACTAGCCAACTCGCGGTGGCGTCCATGAACTGCGCGAGGCCACGACCGTTGTCGGACGCCGTGACGTTCTCGCGCCATCCGCTTTCCTGGTGGATTTGCGCGGCGAAGGTGGCGACCGGAGCATCGAGGCCCCACTCGGCACGTGCGGTCCGGGTCAGCTCGGCGCGGTGGCGCAATGCGGCATCGGGGATGTCGGCGGCGCAGGCGGTCGAGAAGAAGCCGCCCCACCACAGCAAGCCCCCGCGGAACAACACGCGGATCAAGCTACGGTAGAAACTCCACTTCTCGGGCTTGTGTTCTCCGTCTTTGGACAGATGCAGGCCAAGCCCTATGGCAACCAATACGATCCAGATGATTTGCGGCGCGCCCATGTCACAGCCCCAGCGCGACGCCGACGACCACGGCGCCGACGATGATCGCCCGGCGCAGCATGGCCGCGCAGAACGGGAGTCGATACCCGTCGACGATGCGGTAGTCAGCCTCGCCGTACGGCTCATCGCTTCCGTCGCGCCAGTTGCTGACCAGGTAGCCGTCAGGACGGGCGTACGGAAATAGCGAGCGGTCGAGCCAGTAGGCGACGACGGCGGCCAAGCTGATCAACGACAGCTTGTAGGTGGCGACGGGAATCTGCTGCGGAGAAATCAGCGCGATGGCAAGGGTCAGCAGCAGGGCGGCCACGAGCCACCCGACCATGCGCGGGATACGTTGCGGGGACATGCTTCCTCCTGTGGGTTGATCGACGAAACAGCGCCGACCGAACCCGCGGACTCGCACACATCCCGCACCGAGCATCGTCGCGAGGGCGCGACGACACCTGGCACATACCGGAGCGTCCAGCCTAGACGGCGGACGAACTCGGCGAGGAAGGAACTGAGGGATCGAAAAGCGCATGCCGCCATCTTCGGGCGGCATGCGGGGGAGGTCTTTTAATCTGGCTTAATGTCCGGCAAGGATGACTCTGACAGCCCTTTCAAACAGAGGAACCACGCCGGAATACCAAAAAAGCATAGCCGTCGTGACGGCTAATGAAGATGCGACGAGAAAATCGACAACCGTGATCAATACCTTCTGGTGCACATACCGCTCGCTGACTTCCTTGTAGTCATTAGCAAAGCGGCTAAGAACCGGGGCGTACTTGTCTTCAATCTGTCGCCGCTGTTGCCGAATTTCCTTGTTGACCGAGTCGAGCGTATGACGCTGGTTCCTGATGAGCAAATCCATGAGGATGGAAAAAACGAGCGCCCCCAGCCAGATCAACACGTTCTTGCTGTTCCACGCCCCCTTGTCTTCCATTTGACCGCCAACCAGCACCAAGGCCACAGGCACAGCCAGAAGTTGGTTCTGCACGTCCGAAAACACCTTATTCAGCTTGATGAAGGCGTCGAGCTTTTCTTTCTCGACTTCGGCCTTTACCTTCTGGAAGGAAAACTCAGCGACATAGAGCTGATAACTCGCGCACACCTTGTCGACGAACTCATCAAAGCGACTCAGCAGTTCCGAGAAGGGCAGCTTCTTGCGCCCTGAAAACAGTTCAAGCAACACCGTCTTCAGGATGGTCCGCTTTTGTTCCTGGTGCGTCTTGTTGGCAATGAACTCGGCTTCGAACGCGCTCAGGTCCGGTAGTTCGTGTAGGGCCGCCGCTGAGTACTGGGGGGTAATCTCGATTTTTTCCTTGTGCAGGAAAACCAGCGTTTTAGCATCTCCAACCCCGCCGTGGTGGTCGGCTTTCGTGGCCAGTAGATCATACAGTTTGGCCGCTGCCAGATAGTGCTGACCCGTTGAGGGCAATGTCGCTGCATCACCGTTGTACAGGCTATCGCTGTCGGCCAGGTAAAACCGGGATGGACTGGTGATGCGTCTAGCCGGGGCTGCCAGGAGATCGTCCAGCGATACGAAAAACCCCTTTGCTACATGGCATTCCAGCGTGCGGGCGGAAGCATTGGCGCTGATCAGCAAGCTGGTCTGATCCAGCGCTGCACACAGACCATCAAATTCGATGTCCTGGTCCACCCGGCCATTCAACTGCCCGCCCGCGACCTGGCGATCCTGCATGTGCTTGTACAGCAGGATCGTCAGGTCGAGCGGATCAGTCGGCAACGGGTTCATCGTCAGTGGCTTTGTGTTTCTTGATTTCGTCGATCAGTTCTTGAGGCAGGTTGTTGATGACCAGACAGGCATTGTCTTCGTCAAAATCCACCCCGCCGTTCAGCAGGTCTTGCACATCGAAACTGACTTTGACCGAACCAAACGTGCGGGATATGCGCTTGAATCGAGTGTAGGTCGCCTTGTGCGGCTTGAAAGTTTCACCGACCTCGAAATCATTATCCCGCACATATTCAGAAAAAGCTCCTGGGTTCTGATCGTCGATCAGAGCCGACAACGCGCTCAGGTTGACCGACTCGCCGGCCTTCTCCTTCGCGTCACAATAGTCGTAAATTCTTTGCCGGGCAGCACGTTTTTGCTCCTGAGTCCAGGAATTGTCAGCAGAATACGCATCGAAGGCATCGCGCATCTGCGCGGTATGGTGCTTGGAGTCGGTGTATTCCGTACACCCCAGCGCCTCCCGGAAATACCGGGAAACCTCGGCGCCACTCTGACGTTTTTTGATGAAGGATAGATAGGGCTGCGTCCCCGCTTGCCATTTGCCCAGGTCAACACGTGCGGCTTCATGCAGGTGGTCGATATCGAGGCTCAAGGTATCGCTCAATTCCAGTGTCTGCTCATTCACGCCCGTTCCAGGCTTGAGCTTGAGCATGGCCACCAACATCCAGTCCTGCCCCTGGTTGGTGTATCGCAGGAACAAAGCGTAACCGCCCGTGGAGAAAGGCTCATCCCCCATCTTGGCCGCGATCAGGTCCGTAGCTTCATTCGTGAAGGCGATGAAATCCTCTCCCGCGGTCACATAGCCCTTAAGCAAAACAGGGAAGCGATACACCGTTTCGTTGGTATTAAACGTGCCGTAGCCGCTGGTAGACTTGCCGTAGATCTTCAGGATGTCTTCGACCGTGCGTTCCAGCCGCTTGTCTGCGGCCAAACGAGTGGGACGCTTCTGTGTCGTGGCCGAGTCCGCACCCGTGGTGTTCTTTTCCTTGCTGATGCGATGCAGGATCGCTTCCCGAACTTGCATATCTTCTCCCTTTTTGTATTTCGTCTGATTTAGAGAGCGGCCGCGGTTGGGCGCTCGACAAGGCTCTTTCGCCAGTCGCCATCGAACCCAAAATCTGGCGCGGGAACAGGCTCGGAGAACCAGAAATCGGTGAACGCTGCGACGTTCGGCGCCACGAACCAATGCGCCTGACCATCGGCGTCTATCCCCCACCAGCGGGCGGTCGTGGGGGCTAGGGACCAATCGATTACGTGCATGGGGCCTCCGTTCCTACTTCGATCGCCGGGGCTTCTCGGGTACCGCCTTCCAGATTGCGCGACCATCGTTCGTCCGGATGCACTCGCGGTCGGGTGTTCCGTCGATCACGCTGCCGAGGGCGTATGCCTTGCCCTCGAAAGCGCAGATGTTCAACTGGGCTTCCGCCGCATGTAACCGGGTTGCCAGGTAGTAGATGGCGGCTACCCCGAGCGCCGCTGCCGAGCCGCACAAGAGAAACAGGGCAAGGAAGCGGTTTCCGCGTTTCTTGGCATGCAACAAGGCGCCGTCCAACTGACGGCACTGTTGGACGGCACGGGCAATCAACTTCTCGCTTTTGTCCGCCTCGAACCTGAACTCGTCTGCCTCGAGCCTGAGTTCGTCTACCCGAGACTGCAGTTCCTTCTCTTGCTTCGTAGTCGCTTCGAGTAGACGTTCAAGATGGGCGCGTAAGCCCTTGGACTCTTTCAACTGAGCAGTTAACGTGCTGTTCTGCATGAGCAGAGCAGCCAGCTGCCCGGCGCTGTCCTCGTCATGGTTCTGCTGCTGACTGCAGCTATTCTGAAGCGCGGCGCGCTCGATCATCAGGTCGAGAATAGCGTGGGCGCTGTCGCGACGATCAAGACGCATCGCTTCGATGTTCTCGATACCGATCGTTCGGTGCAGGAAACGCCAGGTTTTCCAGCCGGGTTCGCCATACTCCTCCTCAAACTGTTTGACCCTGTCGTTCAGCTCTTTGCGCTCTTGGGTCGTAAGCACGCGGCTGGCGTCATGGTGAATCTGGGTGACCGATTCAGCCTGGATTACTTGACCAACCTCGGCCTGAAATTCTTGATTTTGTGTCATTTGTTGTTCTTGCGATCACCAAAGAAACTGATTCCGGTTTGTGTCAGATTTCCCTCGACATTCACGGCGCTGCCGACCGTCGACTTGAAGACCTGGCGCGCTTGCGGCGTACCCTCAGCGGGCTGAGCTGGTGGGGGTGACGCCGACTTAGCGCACAGCTTGACCACCGCGCGTGCCAGTTGCTGGGCATCGACCTTCTTTTCGAGCGACAACAGGTCGACGGCATCCAGTACCGCCTGATGAACTGCTGATTCGCCGATGCCCTGGCCTTGGCGGTTGCCTGTTAGGACATAGGTGGCGTCAACACCAGCATTGGCGATCGCTGCAAGGTATGCCGCATCGGGTTGGCGCTCTCCCTCTTCATAGTTGAACTGACTCTTCCGCCCAACGCCACCTAGCGCAGCGAAGTCCGTTTGATTAAGCCGCAACCGCTCTCGCTCTTCGCGAAGTCTGTCCCCGATAGACACAAAAGACCCCAAATAAGATTTGACATTGGGTACGAATGTACCCATAATTCACTCACACCGTTTCACAACCAACGGCAACTTAAACGGCACTCTGCCAAGTGCCAGCCGCCCCTCGAAGGAGCACACCATGAAACTACGTAATGCCGCCGAAGCCCGCGCCGATCTTCAGGCGAAGGGCATCTCGATCACCCAGTGGTCGATCGCCAACAAGTTCTCCCCTAACCTCGTCTTCGAAGTCCTCGGTGGCCGCAAAAAATGCGTGCGCGGCCAGGCCCACGAGATCGCGGTCAAGCTTGGACTCAAGGCAGGCGAAATCTGCACCGATCCGGCCCGCGCCCTGGAGCGCCGCGAAGGTAGCGACCGCCGTCATGCCGTTGAGCGCCGCGAAGTCAGCGATCGTCGCCATGCACCGAACGCCGCGTCGCGCGAGGCCAACCATGCGGTTTGACCGTTTTGGCTTTTCCATTAGCGCCCGCCGGATTGGCGAGCCGCGCGTGCCTCGTCAAGCTGGTCGCACAGCCAGTTCAGCGTCGACCGCGCTTCGGAGTTCAGCTGCGGCTCCTGCGGCCAGCGTCGTTTCCTCAAATCTGCCTGAAGACCGACAGCATCAAAGCCGTCCTGGGCTTCCAGGGCTGCGACCAGAGTGAGCCAAGCATGGGCCAGAGCGTTGATTTGACCTTCGAGTTGCGCGATGCGTTGAGTGTCGTTCATGGGTCGTTCCTCGTCCGAATTATCCGCCGCCAAGCATATGCGTTGCAAATGCCTTTCAGCCATTGCAAAACGGATATTTGTTTGGAAGGCCAAGCCCGGAGGGTTTTCCAATGAGCCGGCGTAATTACAAACGCATTCCAACCAGCCTGAAAAGTGCGTTCGAGCAGGACAAGGACGATGGAATCCGCCTGCGCCGGCTCTCTGTCGAGCGGCACGCGGAGTTGCAGGCGGTGTCGGCGTCGCGTGTCTACAAGTGGATGGAAGACGCCGACATGCCGGCCAACCGCCTGGCTTCGTGGTTCCACCACACCGGCGGTCGCGCCGTGATCCGCTACCTCTGTGCGCAGGCCGGTGGGCTCTTCGTCCCGGTGCCCAGCGGACGGCGGCCCGACCCGGTCGAACTCGCCGAGTTGCAGAAGGTACTGGCTGAGACGACCAGCGCGCTGCTGCGCTTCTACGGCGGCAAGGCTGATGCCGACGAGACGCTCGGCGAGGTGCATCAGGCGCTCGAGGCGCTCGCGTGGCACCGCGGCAACGTCGAGAAGCACGCCCAACCCGAACTTGAATTCGATTTTTCGGAGGCTTGACCATGTTTAAAAAAGACGACCAGCTGCGGTACGCGCTGGCCAAACAGGTGCCGGACATGGCACGAGGCTTCACGATTTCGACCAGCTACGGCGACATCGAGATCAGCAGCGAGGATGCGCCGCGCTTCGTGCAACTGACTCGCCTGCTGCTCATCAATCAGCTCGCCGGCGTGATCGCCGAGACGCGCGGCGACATCGAAGGGGCGTTGCGATGAGCGCACCGAACCAGTCGGCGATCAAGGTGCTGTCGGTGCTCAACGTGCTGCTTGGCCACTTCGCGTATGGACTGACGCCGGGCGAACTCGCCAAGGCCACCGGGCTGTCGGCGTCGAACATCACCAACTACGTGGCCACGCTCGAAGAGGCAGGCTTCGCCGAACGTATCCCCGAAACCGGTCGCATCCGTCCCTCGATCCGGCTCGCGCAGCACGCCGTGGGCATTCTGCGCAACCTTGATTCCGCCAAGCAGCGTGTCGACGAAATCGTACATCGCCTCTGCACTCCTCAATAACAGCCAGGAACGACCATGCCAAGAAAAGCTGCATCCACGACCATCAACATCACCCCGGAGGTCCTGGCGCCTGCTCCGAAGGACAGCGTGCAAGCCGCCAACGTACTGGCGGCTGTTCAGGCCGACTACAGCGAAGAGCGCGATCTGGCAAATCAACTCCTCGGGCAGATTCAGATGTCCAACGCTTTCGGAAAATGGACGACCGTCGTCTACTTGTCGAAGCTCGAACAAGTACGTCAAAGCAAGCTGTACCGTGCATTGCCGGCCAAGAACGTGATCGACGGCGACGGCAATGAAATAGCCGACTGTCGGCTAAACACGTGGGACGGCTATTGCCGCGCCCTGGGATTGTCTGCGAACAAGGTTGAAGAGGATTTGCTGAACCTCAGCGCTTTCGGTCAAGACGCGCTTGAGAACATGGGACGCCTTGGGATTGGTTACCGGGAAATGCGCCAGTTTCGCAAACTTCCCGACGACCAAAAAACCGCTCTGATCGAGGTGGCGAAAACCGGCGACAAGGATTCCTTCCTTGAACTTGCAGAGGACCTGATCGCCAAGCACGCCAAGGAAAAGGAAGCGCTGACCCAGCGCGCCGAGGAAGCCGAAGGCAATCTTGCTGCCAGCCGTGACGTATCCGATCAGAAGACCAGCAAGATCGACCAGCTCAGCGAAGAACTGGTGAGGATCAAAAAGCGCGTGAAGGCGCTGCCGCCCGCCGACGTCGGCGAGGAAATCCGCACCGAAGTCACGACGCTGGCCGCCAAGGCCGAGGTGAGCATCCGAGCCCTGCGTGCCGGCCTGCAGGCACTCGCCGACCACACCGAGGCCCACGGCATCGACCACGGCGACTTCACCGCCGGGCTGATCTGCCAGCTGGAGCTGACCCTGCGCGAGCTGCGTGGCGAGTTCGACGTGAAGGACGCGCCGGACGGCGAAGAAGTGCCTGACTGGCTGCGCGGCGACATCCCCTCGGTCGGACTGCCGGCCGGCGAAGCGGTCGAGGCATAAGCCATGGGGGCCGTCCTGACGGAACAACTGGTAGCCGTTGCTCAGGCTGCCCGGAAGGCCGGGTACGGCGGCAAGGGCGCGATATACGACGCAGCGTGTCGCGACCTGGGGATTTCCAACGCCACGCTGCAACGCAAACTCAAGGAGGTAGCCGTCATGACCAGACGCAAGCGCCGGTCCGACGCGGGGCATAGCGCTCTCACGCGCGAAGAGGCAATGGTGATTTCCGCCGCGCTCATGGAATCCACCCGGAAGCAAGGCAAGCGTCTCTACTCGGTGGCCGACGCCATCGAAACGCTGCGCGCCAACGGCATGATCCGGGCCGAGTACATGGACACGTCGACCGGCGAGCTGCGGCCGCTATCGGAAAGCACCGTCCATCGCGCCCTGCGCCTGTATGGCCTGCACCCGGACCAGCTGCTGGCTCCGGCGCCGGTGACCGAACTGGCCAGCGAGCACCCCAACCACGTCTGGCAGATCGACGCGAGCCTGTGCGTACTCTATTACTTGAAGCCTTCGGCCGATGCACGGACCAACGGCCTGCGCGTCATGGATCACGCCGAGTTCTACAAGAACAAACCGAAGAATGTCGCGCGCATCGCCGCCGACCGGGTGTGGAGCTACGAAATCACCGACCACACCAGCGACTGGATTTACGTCGAATACGTGATGGGCGCCGAGTCGGGCGAGAACCTGTGCTCGGTGCTGATCAATGCCATGCAGGAGCGCGGCGGCGCTGATCTGCTGCACGGCGTGCCGCGCATCCTGATGCTCGATGCCGGCTCGGCCAACACGGCTGCGATGACCCGCAACCTGTGTCGATCGCTGGGCATCGAGCTGGAAGTCCACAAAGTCGGCAACGCCCGCGCGACCGGCCAGGTGGAGAACTCCCGCAACATCATCGAGCGCAAGTTCGAGCCGGGTCTGAAGTTCCAGCCGGTGGCCAGCCTGGATGAACTGAATGCACTGGCCAAGAAATGGCGCATGCACTTCAACGCCACGGCTGTCCATCGGCGCCACAAGCGCACCCGCAGCCAGGTATGGATGGCGATTCGCGCCGACCAGCTGATCAAGGCGCCGTCGATCGAGGTTTGCCGCGAACTGGCAGTTGCCACGCCAGAGAGCCGCAAGGTCACCCCGAAGCTGCGCGTGTCCTTCCAGGGGCGCGAATACGACGTGTCGACGGTACCGGGCGTGATGGTCGGTGAGAAGGTGATGGTCACTCGCAACCCCTGGCGCGACGACGCCGCCCAGGTGGTGCTGGTCGGCGAAGACGGCCACGAGGTCTTTCACGTGGTGAGCGAGGTGCAGAAGAACGAATTCGGCTTCAGCACGGATGCGGCGTGCATTGGCGAGAACTACAAGCGCCACGCCGATACGCCGGCGCAGACGGCGCTCAAACAAATCGAGCAACTGGTTACCGGCACCGACAGCCAGGCAGCGGCCGAGGCCGCCCGCAAGGCCAAGGCGCTACCTTTCGGCGGCCGACTCGACCCGTACAAGCACATCGACGACGCGACCTTGCCGACCTATATGCCGCGTCGCGGCACCGCCCACGACCTAGTGGCGCCGCAGGTCGAATTGCCGCGTCTTTCCCACGTCGAGGCAGCCAAGCAGCTTAAGCCGCGCGTCGTGGCCGCTGGTGGCGAATGGAAGCAGGAACACTTCAAGTGGCTGGTTCAGCGCTACTCGGACGGTGTCCCCCAAGAGCAGCTCGACGCGATCGTCGCCGAGCTTTCCCGCCCGCGTACGGGCGAACACAAGCCGCTGCAGGGGCTTCGCGCGGCAGGAGGTGAGTGATGTTGAACCTGAAAAACGTACTGCAGAAGGTTCATTGCAAGCAGTCCGATCTGGCCAAGGCACTGAACGTGTCGCAGGCGACCATCGCGCAGATCGTCAATCACGGCGAATGGCCGAAGAGCCTCGACGAACTGGACCTCAAGGAACGCATCTGCGACTTCCTTGAAACGAAGGGCGGCGAGCCGAGGGATATCCAGACCGCCTTTGATGAAGTCGATCAAAGCAACGTACAGGAGCGCGTCCGCGCCTTCCTCGCCGAGATCGGCGTCGATCCGGCCGACCTGCCCGGTGTTCTTGAAGGAAAGGTGAGCGAGCCGCGCGCTGTCTTGGCGGATACGGCGGCGCGCTCGGTCCACAAGTCGAAATCCACTACCGAAACCAACCCGGAGGACTCCATGTTACTGCGCAAGCAAACCCTGTTTCCAGCTACCCGCAAGCACTTCAGTCTGTTCCGCGATCCGTTCGCCGACGATGCGATCCAGTCGCATGAGGACATGTACGTCAGCCCGGACATCCGCTACATCCGCGAGGCGATGTTCCAAACCGCGAAGCACGGTGGCCTGCTCGCCGTGGTGGCCGAGAGCGGCGCCGGCAAGACGACACTGATGCGCGACCTAGAAGACCGCATCGTGCGCGAGAACCAGCCGATCCTGCTGATCAAGCCCTACGTGCTGGCGATGGAAGACAACGACCAGAAGGGCAAGACGCTCAAGGCCACGCACATCGCCGAGGCGATCATGGCAGCCGTGGCGCCGCTGGAAAAGCCGAAGTCGAGTCCCGAGGCACGCTTCGCCCAACTGCACAAGGCGCTGCGCGAGAGCCACGCGGCCGGTTACCGGCATTGCCTGGTGATTGACGAGGCGCATTCGCTGCCCGTCCCGACCATCAAGCACTTGAAGCGCTTCTTCGAACTGGAGTTGGGCTTCAAGAAGCTGCTGTCGATCGTCCTGATCGGTCAGCCGGAATTGAAGACCAAGCTGTCCGAGCGCGATGCGGCGGTGCGTGAGGTGGTGCAGCGCTGCGAGATGGTCGAACTGGCGCCGCTCGACGGTGGCCGCCTCGACGAATACCTGAAGTTCAAATTTGACCGCCAGGGTAAGCCGCTCGCCGAGGTCATCGACCAAAGCGGCATCGACGCCTTGCGCGCCAAGTTGACGATTACCAGCACCCGCCGCGATCGTCCGGAGACGGTCTCACTGCTCTACCCGTTGGCGTTGGGCAACCTGCTCACGGCATGCATGAACCTGGCGGCAGAACTCGGCGTCCCGATGGTCACCGCCGATGTGGTCAAGGGAGTCTGAGATGGCCGCGCTTCTTCAATTGGTCAGTACCGAGCCCGCGCTTCCTCCGGCGATTCTGGCGGCGCCGCATGAACCTCGGGTGTTCTCTGCATCGTTCCAGGAACGCCTGGCGCAGCTCAATCGCGCCGAGCGCGCGCTGCGCGCGATGGGGCTGCGGGTGGTCTGGAGCAGCCTCACTGGAACGATGCCGCATGCCCACATCCAGCGCGACGCCAACGTGTCGCTTGCGGGCCTGCTCGAACGTTTGGGGCCGCGGACCTTCCGTGAAGAGGACACTGGCAAGCTGGTGTCCGGCGAGTTCGAAGGCGTCACCGTGAGCTGGAGGGAGCCGAAGTGAGCGACCCGACCATCACACTGTGCCCAACGCTGGCCAACCCGGAGGCGTTCGACAACGTCGATGCGCTGTGCCAGGAGCTGCACCGCGCCAACGAAAACGTGCTGCAGCTGACCGACCAACTGCACGAGACGCGGTACGTGTTGCAGGGCGTGGGCGAAAGCCTCTCCCGCGTGGTGTGGGCGCATATGCAGGGCAAGCATGACGATGTAAGGGGCCTGCTCGACAACCTCGTCGCCCGGCACGTCAAGGTGGTGCAAAAACCGCAGGGAGGGCTGCACTAATGCCGTCGAACATCACACCGTCCCGGCAGCACAAGGCCGCGTTCTTCGTGTCGATCCGCGCCGCGCGTACCCGCACGGGACTAGAGGATGCCATCAAGGAACACGTCCGGTTTCTGTCTGCAGACGACCGGACCGAGGCGCGCAAAGCGTTGGTCAGACGAGCCAGCGAACTATCAATTACTCAAGCAAAGGAAATGCAATGAGCGACATCCCCGAAGGCTATCGCCGGGACGCCAAAGGCTGTCTGGTTCCCGTAGCCATGATCAAACCGATCGATCTTGCGCGCGACGAGCTGGTGAATGAGCTGACGCGCAAGGCACGGATCGTCAGCGACGCTCTGCGCGAATTCAAGAGCCGCGTCTTCGCCGACATCAACGCCTTCGTCGACCTCTCGTCGGAACAGTACGACGTTAAGCTGGGCGGCAAGAAGGGCAACCTCACGCTCTACAGCTTCGACGGCGCCTTCAAGGTGCAACTGGCCATCGCCGAGCACATGGTGTTCGACGAGCGCCTGCAGACGGCCAAGACCTTGATCGACGAGTGCATCATCGCCTGGAGCCAGGGCAGTCGCGACGAAATCAAGGTGCTGGTGCAATCCGCTTTCCAGACCGACAAGGAAGGCAAGATCAACACCGGCCGCGTTCTCGCCCTGCGTCGCCTCGACATCCGCGACGAGAAGTGGCAGACCGCAATGAAGGCCATCGGCGAGAGTCTCCAAGTGGTCGGCAGCAAGGAGTACGTGCGCTTCTACGAGCGCATCGGCACCTCCGATCAGTACCGGCCGATCAACCTTGACGTGGCGGCGGTGTGATGGACAGAGACTTTTCCATTGTGCGGTTCAAGGTCAACGTCTCCGGCAGTTGGGCCAATCTGGTGGATTGCAAATCCAATGACTATGAGGCAGTGAAGGCTGCCTGTGAGACGTTGGCACGCGCGCACCGCGGGGCAATCCGTTTCAAGGCGCTTGATGCGGCGGGCGGTGTCATCGAGCAGTTCGCCCCCATTCCTCCGGGTGGCCACGTCGAGTGGCACGAACCGAAGTCCCGCTGACAGTCGTCTGGCTCGATGGCCTGCACGCGCGGGCCATCCGGCAAGCCGATTTCTTAGGAGCCTCCAATGACGACTCAGACTACCAGAAGCACCTCATACCGCCAGCGCCTGATCCGGTTGATCCACGTGGCAAAGGGCGATCTGCTGATGGACGACGACACCTACCGTTCCGTCTTGGAGAGAATTGGAAAGCGAACGTCCTCGGCCGATATGACCGTTCCAGAACTGGAGAAGGTTTTGGAACACCTGAAACGTAGCGGTTTCCAGGTGCGTACCGCGAACAAATCGCCGTCAGTTCGCAAGCCCGTGCGGCCATCTCGCGCCCTTGCGCAGGACGCCGAGAGCAAGAAGATACGTGCCCTTTGGTTGTTCCTTCACGAACTTGGTGTCGTCAAGAATCCCTCCGAGGAAGCGCTGGCCGCCTACGTCAAGCGTATCGCGGGTGTTGATGCTCTTCAGTGGATCAACGGTATCCAGGCCGAACGCTTGATCGAGACCATGAAAAAGTGGGCCATGCGCTTTCTGCCTCAGATCGTGCAAGCGTTGGCGCCGAAGGTCGGGGCGTTGCCTTTGTCCGACTTTGACCGCTGTGAACTCAACGGCCTGCTGCGTGCAGCGTATACGCGCCTCACGTTTGACCCGATGTACGCGGCGTGGGTCGCATTGACGAAAACGCTCAAGGAGGGGCGCTGAGATGGCTAACGATGACTTCAACGACGGTCGCCAGAATGGCGATTTCAAGAGCAAGGGGCCGGAATTGCTGGTCGACCTGGCCGATCAAATCGCGGTGGCTCTCAAAGAAACGCTGCGCCTCACAGGTGAGCAAGCGCTGCAGATCGGGCGCGAGATCGCCGAACGCATGGCGGGGCATTGGGGCGGTCAGAACGTCTATTTTCCGATGGGCTTGTCCTACAAGCTGTCACAGCGTGATCGCCAGATCTTCGACGAGTTCAACGGTACCAATCACAGCGACCTGGCCCGCAAGTACGTGGTGTCGCTGCAGTGGATCTACAAGATCGTGAAGGCGGTGCGCCAGGAAGAGATGGCTCGGCGCCAGGGTGACATGTTCGCGGAAACTGAACCTGAGAGGGATTGAAACGATGGCGCGCATCTCAACAATTCAGAAGCTCCCCGCAGAGGTGATTCAGCAATTGAACGCCAGGCTGGTCGAGCACAAGTTCTCCGGCTACGAGGACCACGCCGCCTGGCTTGCCACCCTCGGGCATGAGGTATCCAAGTCATCGATTCATCGGTATGCTTCGACATTTGAAGCATCCATCAGATGCGTACAGCGGTCGGTCGACGATCCTACCGAGATTGAAGCCCGTCTCCGCTGCCTGGAGGCGGCTAGCCGTAGCTTGCCAGCTCATGACTCCAAGGGGCTAATCAATCACGCCGAGTCACTGCTGAAGTGGGTTTACGCTAGCTGATATCTCTATTGCAGCAGTTGCAAAGTGTTTTTTCGGTGACAGTTCCATAATGTCGCCGAACCTCCCAATAAGTCCCGATTATCTCAGCCCCCTCTCGGGGATTATCTCAGTCTCTTTCATGTCGTGCCGAATCCATCGTCTCCTCACTTGACGGCCGGCGCGGCGAACGGTTCAATCGCTATCCCCGCCTCGTTCGACGCGTTCCCGTGATCAGGCCAAACCTCATTTGAAAGCGCAGCCAAGCAT